AGCGTGGCCTGAGCTTCCATCACTGCCTTGCCCTTGGTTGCCTGCCCCGGCACCATTTTCGGCTTCGGCTTCACCTTCAGAAGGTCGCCCGGCATCAGCGTCTCGTTGTCGCCGAAGGGGATCGGCTGCGATCCGTAGACCTCCCTCATCCGCTCGTGGATCAGGTTGATCTCCTTCTCGTGCGCTCGGTAGAGGCGCGAGTGGATCGAGGTCTGGAACTCGGTGTTCTCCTCGTAGGCTGCCATCGCCGGGCCAGCTGCCATCCCAGCCTTCATCAGGTTGTCGAGGTCTTGCGTTGCCAGACCGCCGAGCTGCTTGCCGTTCGCCTCGATCTGGGAGGCCAGCGCCATCAGACCTTGGCTCGGTCCCTCGAAGGGGTGCATCATCAGGGCCTGACGGATGTCTCCTGTCGGGCTGTCGACATCGATGAACTCGCCGGACCTGATCTTGGTCGCGTCGTCCCGCACCTTGAAGCTGCTGAGCTTGAAGCCGGAGGGGTGGTTCTGGAGGTATGCCGCCTCAAGCCCCCGTCGCTGAGCCGTTCTAAGGGCGCGGGTAATGTTGGCGAGGAGGTGCCCCAGACCCATGCCGTAGACGGCGGACTTGCCGGGGTGGAAGAGGTACCCGACGAAGTGCTCGATCCTGCGCTCGGTCTTGTCATTCGGCCTCCAGTTGCGGACGATTGAGAGTATCTCCATCGAGGCCGCGTGAACCGTGACGATGTAGGGTCGCGCGAGGCCGAGGGGATGCGGGTCGTTCGCGAGGAACAGCTCGCAGTGTATCTCGTAAATCTTGTGGGTCTCGGTGCCCTCCATGTACTGCTGGCTCAGGCCGACGATCCGGTCCTTCTGCTCCAGTACAGGGTCTTTCTGCGGGACTTCCCCATCCATCATGTCGACCGCACGGTACTGGCCGGACTGGATCAGCCTGATCAGGTCAGGCGTCGGCAGCTGCATGCGGTGCGCGATCCTTCCTGTGCGGAAGTTCTTGGCGTCGTAGCTGATGATGATGTCTGCAGCGGGCGTGAAGGACGCCTGCACCGCAGGGTGGAGCGTCGTGTCCGTGTAAATCTTTCGGATGCCGATGCCGTTGAGGCCCATCTCCATGAGGAGCTGCTCAGTGTCCTCGACGTAGCTCGGCAGCTGGCGGTAGAAGTAATCGGTGTAGAAGCGCTTGACGCGGGCACCAGCCTCGTTGGCGTCCTGCTTCACCATCCTGCGCTCTTCCTTGTCCTCGATCTGCTCGGGATCGAAGGCGAGGGCGTAGTTCACAGCCTCATCTGGCGAGGGCAGCATGGCCGCCACGGACTTGGACATGAAGCGCGTCAGCGCCGTCAGCATCAGGGGGTGGTCCGAGGTGTCCGAGGAGCCGTCCTCGTCGACGTCGTCCGCCACGCTCTCCGGCCCCACGCCCAGCAGCTCCCAAGCCTCGGCGTTGATCCGGCCCCACTCCTCCCTGCTCCGCTCATCGTGAGAGACGAACTCCGTCAGGGTGGTGGCGGTCGTGTCCAGAAGCGTCTCGTCCATCTCGTTGGCGAGGTTCGTGAAGTGCGGGGTGTTCGGCGTGCCCGCAGGTCTGGGCGGCACGGGCCGCTCATAGAGGAGGTTGCCCTCTTCGTCGTACTCAATCCTCAGATCACCATCGGGCATATCAGTTCACCATTGCTCTGCGGGGGCGACGTGCTGCCTTCAGCAGCGGCCCGATGATTTTCGACCCGACCCAGAGCCCTCCGCAGAGGGCCATGACCAGATCGTCCTTCTGCCCCTGCATCGCCTCAGGGCGACCGGGGCGTCTCCATACGAACGAGTTCAGCTCTGACGCGAGCTGCTTGTGCCCCGGTGCGTCGGGAACCAGCTTCAGATGGTGCGTCTCCATCATGATCCTCATCCAGTCAAGTGCTGCCAGTCGCGGCATGCTTACCTTGCCGCCACCATAAGGCTTGTCCATCGAACTGCCAACTGTGGTGTAGGATATCACAAATTGGCCGATCTTGGTGCGCAGATCGCTGGCGAGGCCCCAGCCTACGCCATTGCTCTCGATGCAGATCACATGGCCACTGATCCTGCCGGACACCTGCCACCGCACCAGCTGCTTGTGGATCGCCAGAATGCGGGCCAGCTTGTCGGGGTATTCGTAGTCGACCGGCAGCCGCTCTGCCAGCATGACGCGGAACTTCATCTCGACCGCGAAGTCGGGATCGTGGGGCTCACCGCGCTGGTGCTCCTCCCGAGACTGCACGATCATGGCATCGCGGTCGTCGCCGTCACCGGCGGGGTCGAAGCTGACGATGATGAAAGGCGGCGTCCGCAGGCTGAACCCACGGTCCTTCCACTCAGCCTCGCTGTTGAAGATTTCGATCTTGGTGTCGCGCGCCAGTTCCATGTCTCTACCCGTACAGGAGATCGGTGACCCGATCCGCCCTGCTCAATGCCTCCTTGAGGTCTTCCATATCCGGATCGCTCTTGGGGAACCTCTGATCCAGCAAGTCTTCCATGTCACGGATGTCGAGGCCTGTCAGGTCTTCTTCCTCGCCCGCCTCGAACTGCATAACAGCTGAGTTGCCGAAGAACGCCCCGAGGGGCGTGACGAACTCAGCCCCAAACTCCTGCCGGAAATATAGATCACCGAGGGCGATACGCTCCATATCGGCGATCTCTTTCGTAATCCGAGGGCAATCCTGCCACTTGACGCGCTGGTTCCAGAAGACGTCTTTCGCATCCCCCTCAAACGCTTCGAAGAAATAACCCTGACGTCCGTTCGGGCTGGAGAGCATGTGGAGGGCACCCTGAGTGGCCGCGAGTGACGGGGTAATCGCTCGAAACAGCTCCTCTGGAGCGAAAGCAGCCTCGTCAAGTATGACCAGATGCGGCGAGAACCCACGACCGGCATCCGGTTGGGCACAGGGAATGCTAACGATCTCAGAACCATTCGGCAGCTCCATGCTGAGGCGGTTCAATGTTCGCATAGCATCCCTCGGGATGACAGACAAAACTGCATCCCGCACCTTGTTCAGGTAGTGGCTGGCCTGACGCAGAGAGCGGGAGGCCACCAGACACATGAAGCCGGGCACGAAGATCAGGCAGTGCGCCACGAAGAGCGCCGTCACCGTGGACTTGCCTGACTGCCGCGAGGCTGCGATCCCGATCCGCGACTGAGTGGGCGCGTTCATCATGTAGGCACCCTGCCACGCATCCATCTTGCTGCCCTGAACGGTCTCAGCAAAGTCCAGCTGCGACGGGATGTAGCCGAGCTCTCTGATCGGATCGAAGTTCTTCAACTTCAAATCCTCCAGCTCGCGCATCATCCGGTCAATGTCGGATAGGCGGAGAAGTCTCACAGCGCACCCACCTCATAGGCCTTCTCGATGGCGTCACGGGCGATCTTGTTCTTGCGGATATTGATCTTCGCCATCCGCTCCTGCCTCTGCGCCTCCGTCAGGTTCGGGGAGTTCTGCGCGATCCGCATCTGCCGGTTCAGCTCCGACATCTGGGAGTTGACCTTGTTCAGGGCAGACTTCATCGGCCTGAGGTGGGCTGCCTCCTCCTTCAGGCTCGCGGCCTTCTCCAGATCACCGACGCGGACAGCCTCGTTGATGGCTGCAGTGTACTGCTTGATCTGCGTGTGCAGCTCGTAGAACTCGCCGACATAGCGCGTGGAACGCTCCCCCTCCGTCGAGCTGAACAGCCACTTCGCGGTGAAGTCCGCAGGTACCTTGAGCGCAGTCGGCAGGTTCCCAAAGACGCCGTCCACCTGCGCGGACTTGTCGGGGACGATCCCCGCGCCAGCCAGCGTGGCGTCCGTGACGTTGACGCCCAGCATACCAAGGGGACCGAGGTAGCCGTTCATGAGGTGCTGCACCATGGCCGGGCTCACACCGCTTCCTGTCAGGTACTTCGATATCACCTGCGCCATGCCTGTCGTCTGTGCGTCGATCCTCTCCGCCTTCGGCAGGTTCTGCAGGCGCATACCCTCGATCTCGCGACCGGTGAACATGTTGCGGTTCAGCATGGCCTCCGCTACCGGCCTGATCGCCTGCGGCGTCGGGTTGAAGGAGAAGGTCTCCATGAAGACGTGCATCGCCATGGAGCCCAGATCGTCCATGCCTTCCGGCCCCATGGCCACGGCATCGATCCCCGCCACCGGCAGGGTCGCGAACGCAGCGCCGACCTCGAAGGGCTTGGGCAACCTGAGGAAGCGATCCAATCCGGGGACGGGGATGTGGAAGTAGGTCGCACGATCCGCGACCGAGAGGGCGCGGTAGCGCTCCTCGTCCTCGTCGTTCATTGCCGTGAGGGCGCGTACTGCCAGACCGAGCCCCGTCAGCACGAGACCGCGCGCCGCCAGTGAGGCGCTGACCTTGGCGTACTTGGTCGGCCCGTCGCCGCTCGATGCCTCGAACAGGCGGTAAAGGCCCTGCAGGCGCGGATTGAGGAACAGGATCATGTAGCTCAGCTTCTGGATCGCCGGGCTCGCGCCCTTGCGATTGTAGTCGATCATGTTCAGCGCTTCGTAAGCGGCAGCTGCCGGGTCACCAGTCTTACCCAGCTCCCCATCGTAGACGGACGCCCGCGCGCCAAGCTCGGTGCTGCCCACGACACGCTCGTACTTGCCGAAGGCCTGAGCGATCTGGTTCAGGCGGCCATTCTCCTGCGCCCCCACCTTGCGGCGGAGGTTGGCGGCATCGACCTCGGGCATACCCTGCATCTGGTAGCCGCCGACGCCGCTTGCCATCATCAGGTTCTGCGTGCTCTGGGAGTACTGCCCCCAGCTCTCCTTCAGCATGTCAGCGTTCTTCTTCGCAATCGCGCCGGGATTGGTGCCGGTCTGCACATAGGCCTGACCCATGTCGCGGATCACGGAGCGGATCGCGAAGGCGGGCGTGCTGGTGATCACTGCCCGCTGGAAGGTGTTGAACTTCTTCAGGGCAATGTCGATACCATCGAGCTGCGTCGGCGACAGACCGGCGAGTGCCATCTGCAGAGCGCCCGTCCACTCCTTGTCGCCCTGCGCGCGCCAGTAGACCTCCTTGCCGTTGTCCAAGAACTTGACGGCATCCTGATCCCCCAGCTTGCGGGCGGCCTTCTTCTCTTTCTTGCCCAGCTTCCGAACAGTGATCTCATGGCTGAGGTTGCTGCTCATGAAATCGTAGACCTGCTTGTGCGCAAGGTTCTGGGAGGCCGCGTGCATGACAGCGACAGCGTTGTTGTGGATGCCCTCGATGAGATCGCCGAAGGGAGGAGCGCCGGGGTCGCCGACCTTCCAGACATCCTGCTTCATCCCCTTGATGCCGGGGTCTGGGTGGCTGAAGCCATCCTTCTTGAAGATCGCGCCGATCCCCAGAGCTTCCGGGTCTTCGAAGACGCGGTACATGGGGACGTACTCGTTGTCTGCCTCAAGCGCTTTCATCTGCGCATCGTTGATCAGGCCGCTGTCCTTCATCAGCTGCCGGAGCGCCTGATTGTATTTCTTGTACTCCGCCAGCATCGCGTCATAGCGAGCCTTGTCGGCTGCCGGGATGTTCTCGTACTCCGTCCTCAGATCATCCGTCATCCGTGGGCTCTTGCCCCTCGACATCAGGTCACGGTCGCGCTTGGCATAAGCCCAGCCAGAGAAGTTCTGGTAGTCCTCGACGCCGTTGAACTGGAAGATTTCATCCAGCCCCTTGGTGTTGCGGTCGATCTCGTAGATTTTCTGAGCGGCGTTCCACTTCGGTGCCCCGAAGGACATCATGGCGGCCACGCGGCCAGTGCTCGCCGTCATCATCTGGGCGAACTTGGACATGCCGTCATGAACCGAAGCCTCGTCCTTCCCGACAAGGCGCTCAATCTGCTTGAAGCCCGCCTGCCTGTTCATGACCTGACGACCGAAGGCGCGGCCCTGCTTGTTGATCCACTGGTTCAGCTGACCGAAGGTGCCCTTCGGGTCGGTGAGGTTCGCGGTCACGGCTGCGCGGATCGTTTGCGGCGTCTTGTACTCCACGGGCGGCGCGATGCCGCGCTTCGGCGGCGCTGCCTTGACCAAGGGTGCGATGTCGACACCAGCTGCGATGGCTGGCCTCATGGGAGAGGTCACGGTGCGCGAGGCGGACTGCACGGCACCGATGGCCCTCTCCGTCGGGGAGGGGGCCTGACCGGAAGCGCGGTAGGTCTTCGTGACAGGGTCGACGTCGGACACTTGGATGGTGCCACGCTCGATCCCCTCAAGCAGCTTCTTGATGTGGTCGTTCTTCTGCGCCTTCACCATCTTCAGGTAGAAGGGCACCTGAGCGTCAGGCACGGTGCGGCTTATCTGTGCCAGCTTGGCACCCATGCCCTTGGTGAAGTTGGCATGCGCCTCGAAGAACTGGGGCCCGTAGTCCGAGCCGTCCTTCTTGGTCGCGTCGTTCATGATCGTGTCGTAGCCGAAGAGTGGCGAGTGGCGGATGAACGCCAGAGCTGCGTTCGGGCTGGTCCGCCCGTTGTCTACAGCGTAGTCAATCTCGCTCTTTACTTTTGCATCGGTGGTGTCTGGCTTGGAGCCGAGCCACTCGTCGATCCCTGCTGCCAGCGCCGGAGCTCCTCCGGCGTCATCTCCCGATCCAGCTCGTCCTGATCCTTGAGTTCCGCCTTCAGGAGCTCGACCATCTGCTGCTTCGAGGGCTGCGTCTTGGGCTGCGATCCCTTCATCGTAATCTCCTACCGTGTTGTCGGTTTCGGGCGTTGCGCCCTCGGGGTCGTAGACCATGAAGACAACGTCGGGCGCTGCCCATCCTGCCTTCCCTGCATTGCGCTGACCCATGCGCTCCATGCCGTCGGCGTCCCAGTCGGCCAGTGCTCCGCCTTCCACGGTTGGAGCGTATTGAGGATCGAATGGTAGTCTGGCAACGGCCTTGAAGCCACCACGGGCATAGACCTTCGGGAGGAAGGTATCGAAGCCGTCCAGTCGGCGACCGCCGTTTGCGACGGCAGCCTCCAAAATTCTCTTGGCGGAACCCGGCTGACTTGGGTCGGCGAAAACACCAATGATGTTGTCCCCATCAAGGCCAAATCCCGACTTGCCATCGGCGGCCATGTATCGAGCCACGCCTTCAGCATCTGGGCCGATAACCGAGACTTGCCCAGCCTCCGGCCCCATACGAAGGCCTGCTTTACGCATGGCATCTGCATAGCCTACGCGATCCTCAGACCGGGCATATCCTCCAACAGCTCCTCTGGGCTGTCGAACCACGCCGCCATCTGCTGCGCGTCCCTC